AACGACACCCTGCAAACCATTACTGCCTAACCATGGAAGAAGAAATCCTCACACCGCCCATCGGTCCGTTCTTCCGGTTTGCAGATGCTGCTGTCGGAATGGCTGCGCTTGACAACGCTGGTCTGCTTGATGAAGACCAGAATCCCATCACCGCTAGCCACAATCACGCCCTTGATGTAATCGGCACCATTTCCCGTGGTGGTGAATGGGACGAGGACGGCAACGTCATCACCGAACCCACCGTCCTAGACGGCTGGCACATCAATTATCGCGGTGAAGTGCCGGACGAATGGCTGCAATATGCAGTGGAGCCTGAGCAGCCGGTGCGGGTGTTTTTCTGATGGCGGCAAAACCCGAGGATTGTACGACAAGTCAGCGGTGGTTACGCTGCTATCGAATCCACTGAACGACGGTGATCGAGATAGCGGCAGCGGTTGCGGGCGCAGCTATAACCGTCGGGGCCATGGGGATTGGCTCTGCGGGGTCGCGCAACCGCGAAGGCCGAGATGCAGTCATCCGACTAGCGGCAAGCGTTGACAACGTGGCCACCCGGTTAGAGCAGTTGCATGTCGACATCAAGGCTGACAGAAGGGAAACCTTTGGCCGACTGAACACCCTGGAGCAACGGGTGGCCAAGCTAGAGGCTTCACACGAATGAACAAGCTGGAGATGTCACTGGAATTGGCTCTCCGCAAAGAGTCGACACAACGCCTGCTGCAGGAGCTGTACGACGACAAGGACTGGGATGGATTGCTTGCCGCAGCTGAGATCCTGAACGCTGCCTGGCATCAACAATCAACGATCAGCAAGTGGCTAGCCAAGGAAGCAGCAGACAATTTGGCCGAGAGCTATGAAGCGAATCGCAAGCGTGGTTAGCCTTTAGCTGTTGTCCCATGGAAACCATGGATCAAATCCTTTCTCACCCGGCCACCTGGATTGTGGTGGCAGCCGCCAGCGAGCTGATCGGCCTGAGCCCCCTGAAGAGCAACAGCGTCGTCCAGGTGGTGTTCCAGGTGCTGGGCATGCTAAAGGCCCGGCGCTGATCAGAACTCCTGCAGATGCATCTGTAAGCAGATAGCACCTTGCCGATGAACCGCGTACAGCGTCGAACCGCCATAGGCCGTATAGGCCCGCTGGAGGTACTCGTAGAGATCTGGATGCGTGTCCTTATGGGGCTCGATTAGCTCGATCAGGACAGCAAGGCGATCAGGAGGAAGAAGGCGCTTAATAGCCTTTCTTTCCTCCTCCGCCTTTGCCGCCTTTGCCGCCTTTTTTGCTGCTGCCCATGGTTTTGGTGGGTTAGTAGGTCCAGCGTATGCGTGGACGGTCTGGCCTGCAGCCGACATGAATGAACCCTTTAGGTGCGCCATAGCCAAGTGAGTAGGGCCAGTTGTCATCGGCCCAGTGCTGAAGCTCCAGGACCGACATGCCATCTAGGTAAAAGTCGACGGCGCCAGTGTCAGGTGCGTCGTAAAGGTGCTCAGAGCGTGATGCACCACCGACTTCAGCGTTGATCTTTGGCGGACGATGGCCGCTTGTGATGATTGCTGGTCGCTTGAAGTGATCTCTGGCTTTCTGCACGAACTGACAGAGCAGTAGGGCGGTGTCGCACTGGTGCTGCTTGGTGAAACGACGCGCCTCTGACTGCAGAGCCAGCTCGCCGTAGGTGATGTTTGGGGTGACCTTGAAGTCAAACGGGCTGTTTGGGGAGAAGTGTTCGGCCTGACGCTTAGGACCGTGCTGTTGGATCAGCTCCAGCAGCTTCTGGGCATAGGTGGGATCTGTTGCGTACTTCTCTTTGACCAGCCAGAAGGCAGCTTCGGTGATGGTGCTGGCGTTATTGACCCCGGAATAACCCTTGAAGTCCTTGTACCAGTGGCTGACGAGGTAATCGACGCATGCCTGCAGGGAAGGGAAGTGCAGGAACGAGTCGGTGACAGTGTGCCAACGGCCGTTAAGGAACTCTTTGGTGACGTGGCTGCTGCCAGTGCCCTTGAGACCGAAGTAGTTGTTGGTGTTAGCGGGGACGTGTTTGCCGAATCCGCTCTCCAATGCCCACTGAGCAGCGACCAGCTCGGGAAATTTGGCGCCTGCTTTGGCTGCAGCATTGCTAATACCCACCCAATCGTTGCCGACCTGGTCGGCTTTATCAGGTACGGCAGAGCGATAGATGGATTGGAACTCAAGAAGAGTGTCGGTGTCGGTGTTTTGTTCCAGGTACTCCCATGCAGCGATCTGATGAGGCAGTTCCTGGTAGTGCTTTGCGGCATCAGTGAAGCGGATCATTGGTATGGCAGGGGATCCTTGGGAAAGATTTGAGCGTTTTTGACGTCAAACGGAAGTTGTTCCCAGACGTCACATGCACATGCGACTTCCCAGGCGATCTCTTCCGATTCAGCGACGACAACAGTCTGGAAGGAGCCTTGCTGTTTGGCTCCGCCGTAACCAATGAACACACCAGGCAGTCGGACGACATAGGCCCGACGCTCGGGTTGCACGAACTCAAATCCAGGAGGCGGCGCTACCGGCTTTCGGAAGCGACTCAAGAGGGATGCCAAGAAATTGAGCATCGACGGCGTTCTCGATGTTTCCCATATACGCCTGAAGTTCTAGGTCCCACAACTCTGCCTTTCGTTCTTTCATCGCTCTGTCTTCATCTATTGCCAGGGACTCGTTCCAAAACTGAACAGCACCGGCCAGGGCGTCGAGACGGTCGTCATGCGCCAGGCAGTTCTTATCGACGGTGATGTGGGTGAGCTGGTGGAACAACTGATAGGCCAGAGCAGTCTCGATTGGTTCGTCTTCACGGCCCTTGCTGTCGAGTTCAACGACAGAGCGGTTCACGACCAGGCGGTGCTGGTTCATGACGGGCTCCAGGGCGCTGATGATGCGGCGCTCTTTCTGGACGTTGCTGCGCACGGTCTCAATGGTGCACGGATGCTGTGCACGCAGATAGGGCTGCAGGAGGCTCTGCAGCATGCCTTGACCGAACTGATCCTCCAGGAGGACCAAGGTGACCTTTCGGCGCTTTGCAGCGGCTGCTAGGCCCTCCAGGACGGGTTCTGTGTAGCCATCGCTATAGGCACCGACCTCTAGGACGTACAGGTTGCCGTTCAGGTGAGCGACGATTGCGTAGGCGGTTTCGTCAGCGCCGCGGCCAGACGGGTCAATGAACATGACGACGCCAGTGAATGGCAGCCAGTCGCCATGGATAAAGGCAGGGCGGTGGTAGTAGTCCCCGCTGAAACCAACAGCTGGCAGGTCTGTAACCCGGTATTCGGCCCCTGCGGACCAGACAACCTTCTCTGGGGCATGGTCATCGACCTCTAGGACCATGAGGTCTGTCAGCCGAAGCGGGAAGCGCTCCAGGTCCGACAGGGTGGTGTCGAGCTGGAACTGCAGGGTGAACTGTGATCGGCCGTAAGAGGCCTCACGTTCCAGCAGGTCCAGTTCAGAAAAACGACGCGGGTCTGTGGGTTTGTTCTTTTTCTCTTCGCAGTCTTCTCGAATGACTGGCGCCAGGGCGTCGCCGTACTTAGCCGGGTTGGTGGGGTAACGCGCTGGCCAGATGCGGCAGTCATACCCCCGCATACGGAGCTTGTTGTAGACGCTCTCTTCGGTCTGAGGCGTGCCGAGCATCATGATCTCGCCGCCAGGTTTGAGGATGGCGTTGAACTCACCGACGCAGGTCGCCAGCTTCTCCCGCATACCAACGGTCCAGCTGGTGTTTGGCACCTCGCAGTCATCCGCCAGGATCAAGTCAGCACGACTGCCCGTCAGCTGACCAAAGATCCCCACTGACTTCACTGATGGGCTTTGGTCCGGTATCGCAGGCCTGACGTCAAACCTGTTGCTTGCACTGCGCTGGTCTTCCCTGTCTGGCTCCAAGCACTGCAACAGGGGCATCTCCCTGATCAGCCGCAGACAGAACTGCGCAAAGTCATCAGCCCTGGTCTTAGAGGCCGACACCACCATGATCTTTTTCTGGGGGTCGTTCCTCAACAGCCACAGCACATAGGCCGCGGCCATCCAGCTCTTACCTACTCCTCGAAACGCTTCAACAATCCGACGGTTGGACCCCGTCTGCATGTACTCCGCAATGTCCAACTGCACTGGCGTTGGATCTGGCAGGTGCAAATGCCTCCACACCACCACCAGGAAATACCGGAAGTCCTTACTGAACGGCTCCGGTAAGCCTTGCCATTTCCCTGTACGTGGCATCAGCCCGCCTTACGGCGAAACGACACCACGTTCTCAATGTCCGGTAATGCCTGCGCTAAATCCCCAAATGGTGTCCCCTCAACCGGCTGTGCTGTCACCTGGTTGTCCTTCAAGAACTGACGCAAGATCCCCAGCTCACTCGTCGTGATCGACCCGTCGTCCAACTTCCCCTTCAGATGCTCTGCCAAATCAGCATGCAGCTGACTCAATAACTCGTTCGCATCTCGGGCCATATCAAACCCACCTTGATCTCTCAAGCATAAACAAGAAAAAAAGAGCCCCCTACCCACCACAGGAAGGGGCCCACCAACAGGACACCTACACAGGCATCAACTGATCAGCTCACACACCCTACACCCACTCCCCAAAACCCCGTCCACCACTCACTGTCCACATATGAAGAAGGGAGGAGAACCACCACTCCCCCCTATAAGAGTCCTATAGGAGTCCTATGAGATCCCATTACTGGTCTGTAAGAGGGCTGTTCGGCTGTTAGCCATCTGGCCGCCAGGCCTTCTTTCGGCTGTTCTTACCCATAGGTCAACATTGAGTCCCCCTATAACTCCCCCTCTCTTCACAATGCAGACCTATGGATCAATCCACTCCCTTCCTATAACTGTCCTATAGGTCTCCTATGAGACAAGAGGGGAGAGCCCATTTTTGGTAGAAGAATCTGAGGGGCTTACGCCTATAGACCGAGCCTCGATCACCCCCCTAGGGGGGCTGTCGCCCTGCTTACAGGGGGCCACCAGGGGGTCTCTCCGACTATAATTCCAGCAGGACCGCCAGAACCGCTGCAGCAGCAGGCTTTCTGGGGGGACTGTGAGACCCAGCAGGGACCACCACCAGGGCCACGGCGGCGCAGGCCGCAGGCCGGAGCCTCGCCGGAGCTGGTGGCTGTCTTTGTCGGACCGCACAGGCCAACCAGTAGGTCCGCCGTAAAGCGGCGCCGGGGTCCTGTACCCACCACGCACCTAGACAAATGGACATCACGATGCGCTCCTCCAAGGAAGAGATGGCTACTGCTGCGGTTGAGCTGATTGACAGTCAGGCGCAGCAGGTGTCAGAGCTGCAGCAACGCCAGGCGATTCTGTGGGCCCTAGTAGGCCTGCTGAGCGTCCTGGTGATGCTGTAGGCAGCACGGGGCCCTGCGGGGCCCTCTGCTGCCCTCTACGGACAGCTCTTACCCACCACAACAGACGACCATGACGATGACTGAAGCCGTCCCTAGCAGCGCTGAGCAGAACGCTCGGGGCTGGATTGAGACGATCACAGCAGCGCATGAGGCCTGGGGCTTTTGCTCTGCAGGATTCCACCACCTGAGTCAGGAGGCGCGGAGCCTGTCGAGAGAAGCCCGGGCATGCATGAAAGATCACGGGTTCGATGGCACCAACCACGAAGACGTGGCTGAGGCGATCGAGGAGGGGATGAGGGAGTCGGCCCTGTCGGTCGACGTGCGCAGCGGGTGGCAGTCACCCGATGAGCATCTGATCCCTGAGGAGTTCCAGATACTGCTGACCACTGGCGGCCCTGCGCTGCGACTGGTCGGAGAACTGGAGGACCTGCAGCCATGCCGTAGCTGGTTTGAAGTGCAGGACTGGGGCACGCCCTGGACTGCAACGCACTGCCAGCACGAGAGGGAAGTTGAAGCGAAGAACTGGTTCGCCGGCCTCTTCTGGTTCGGTTGAGCCATGCACAAGCACTTCCCTATGGCGTTCTGCCTGACTGCCTGCCTGCTGGCCTGGGGCTTGATCCTGGGCCAGCTAGCGGAACCGAGCTACCCGGACCGTCGCACCATGACGGAGTACCCGGGCCCTTGATCCCATCACTGAGGGGCTACGGCCCCTCTCTGCTGGGTTCACCAGCACCACCCACCACAACGGACCTATGAGCTACGCAT